GGCTGTCAGCACTTACTTTCACCATCCTAAGTGGTGCCGCGAGGCGACCCAGAAAGCAGCAAGGAAGGCCGCATGACCATCGACCCCAAAGCCGCAGAACTCGCCAAAGCCCTTGCTGATGCTGTCGCCGCACAGCAGACGGAGGAGTACCAGGCGCTCGCTGAAGCTGCCAAGCGCAAGGAGGAGATTGATGAGACAGCTGAAGCTGCTGCGAAGGCAAACCGGGACTTCTACAGCTCGCAAACTGAAGTGCCTGTTGAAAATATAGATACTTTTGGCAGGTATCATCTGGACTATGCGAAGCGCGTGGAAAGGGAAACTGATGAGTCACGCCTTGCCGCAATTCAGGGTATCGACGCCAGCATCTTCGATCCGCCCTCCAGCGATCCAGCCCATTACGAGCTCCCGACAGACGAAGACGAAACCGCCACAGCTAAACCCAACGGCGGATTGTCCGATTAACCCGCGCCAGCAAGGAGAACACCGATGGCCGAAATCAAGACCCCCGACATTTCGATGCGTGGCCTGCTGAACTTCCTCGGCGGCTGTGCCCTTGCCTTTGGCATCGACAACATCCTCATGGGTGGCACTGTCACTGGCTTCCTGCCTGATCCAGTCAAGGGCCTGATCGCCTTTGTCGTGTTTGCCGGTGCACTGGTCTACGGCACCAAGCAGCTGGCGAAGTTGCCGTGATGTCCCGCTACTTCACTCGCGCCATCACGGTCATGACGCCTGACCCTGACGACAGCGGGAAGCACCTGCCGATCTTCGATGACAGCCGCTCCATGACTATCCATGAGGATGAGCTTGAGACCTTTACGGGTCTCTACAATGCGCGTGGTGAGGAAATCCACCGCACTGAGCGCATCACGCTGGGCTTCTGCGAGAAATGATCGTTGACCTCCTCATCTGGTCTGGCATCGCAATAGCCGTGCTCTGCCTTCTTGGCGGGCTTCAGGGCATCCTGAACAAGGAGGGGTGATTGGTTCTGCGTTCTCCAATCCTGAGTCCTGTCCGCTCGCCAATGCGGAGCATTGCCGGAACGGCTGCCGGTGAGCCAGAGCCTGTTGTTGTCGCCCCCTCGATCACCAGCCCGTCCGATGCAGCAACGGACATTGGTGAAACGCCGACGATCACGACCAGCGCATTTGCCGTGACGAATGAAGGCTCTGACACTCACGCATCTACGGATTGGCAGGTGGCGAGCGATAGTGATTTCAGCACAATTGTGGTCCAATCCGCCGACGACGCGACAAACAAGACCAGCTGGACTGTCCCGTCAGGCAATCTGAGTGCCAGCACCACCTATTATGTCCGGGCTCGGCATACGGGTACAATGTATGGCGACAGCGGCTGGTCGAGCACTGTGAGCTTCACGACGGCTGCAAGTTTCTTCGACACGTATGGCTCTGCCCTTGCCGCATATGCGATTGGGAACGATCTCAGCCTTGTGGAGACATCCGGTGGTTCGCCGGGCACTGTCGGCCAGTCGATGGTAGCGCTGACGAACCTGGCGTCAGGTTCCGATTTTGGTGATGCGGCGGCTGTGCTGACGGCACCGAGGCTACGGACGGCTAACGGATATTACTACTGGGAGCGGGCGACCGGATCGAGCGGCGGGATGCGTGGTAATCGTCCAGGCGGCGGAACTGATCATACGAGCGTCGATGTCTTTCTGGTGATCCGGAAAGCTGCAGCGAACACGTCGGGCAATTTCAGTGAGTCTCCGGGTGTTTCCGTGACCTATCTCGACGGGAACGCTGGCGTCAGTTCTTACATCATATCAACAGCTGTGGGTCTAGAGTTGGATGGCGTGACGGTCACCAACACCAAGGACGCTTTGCATGATGCGCTAGATGCTGCCCAGGAGTTCAAAGTCCTTCGCCTGGTCGATGGTGATTTTGGACAGGAAGACTATTTCGGTGCGGGCACTGTTTCCGACAATGACTATATCGCGGCGATGTTGCTCTACGATCATGCGGTGGCGGAGGCCAATCTCGCTACGATCATGAGCGACCTCACAGCGCTCGCGGATGCGCTGAACGGCGCGTAACCGAACAACCCCCAAGCCAAGGAGACATAGATGGCAACCGGCACACTGGATGCAAATGGCGAGACGTTTGAAGTTTCCCTGGCGCCCGGACAGAAAGCGACTGTGACGCTCGATATTACCGCCACCATCACGGTGACGGCAACGGCAAGCGTTAATGGCGGTTCTGCCGTGGCTTTTACCAAGCCCAATGGGGACGCGGCCTCCTGGACGGCTGATGACATGATCGTCCTCGACGGCCCAGGAAAGTTTACATTTACCGCGTCTAGTGTTTCAGGCGGAAGCGCTGTGCTCACCTCCACGACCTATAACAACGCATGACAGACCGCCTCATCAAAGTCCTCGAGACTGGCAAGCTTATCCTCCGAGGCCTTAAAGGTCGTGGACGTGCTGCTGTGCTCAACATGGACGATGACGAAACGCTGAACATCACCATCAACTGGTCAGACTGGCTTGGCTCGGACACGATCAGCAGCGTGACCAATGAAGTCACGGCTGCAACTGTTTCAGGTGCAAGCAATACGACCATCACGGCAACGTTCACTGTGAACAGCACGCATAGCGGATGGATACAGCACCGGATCACCACTGCCGCAGGGCTGACAAAGGAGCTGTTGATCCTGGTGGAGGTCGCAGGCTTCCCGGTCATGGACGATTACGGGCTCGCCTACAGGCTGACGGCATGACGAAGCTCACCAAACAGCAGGAAGCCTTCGCCCTGAACATCATCGAAGGCATGAACCAGACGGACGCTTACAAGGCCGCTGGATACAAATGCGCGAATGATAACGTAGCAGCTGTGTCCGCCTCTGAGTTGGTAAGAAATCCTAAGGTGGTCCAATTCATCGATGCGCACAGGGAAAAAGCCGCAGAGAAAGCCGTTCTGACAGCCGCGCATTTCGCTAAGCGTCTTGAGCGTCTTGCGGTAGCGGCGGAAAAAACAGCCTTCCAGCAGGCCTCTGAGGCCGCTCAGAAGGCCGATACTGAAATGCTTCCCGTTTCGCCTAAGGAGGCTGCTGACATCGCACGGCAGTGCACGATGGATGCCGCCAAACTGCTCGGTCTCATTGTCGATCAGTCCAAGGTGCAAAGCGAGAACGTGCACTTCACGGTGTCTGATCAGCCCATGACAGCAGAAGAATGGGAAGCGGAATATGGAGAAGAGGATTCTATGGAGTCCCCAGCCAGGTCCACAAGCCGCGTTAATTAGTTGTCCTGCGCGAGAGGTCCTTTTTGGTGGTGCTCGGGGAGGTGGGAAGACAGACGGGAGTATTGGAAAATCTGCCATCCGCCAAAAGAGGCTAGGCAAGCGTTTCAACAAAGTGATTTTTCGTCAGGAGATGCCGCAGGCCGACGATATGATTGAGCGCGCTCTTGAAATTTTCAGGCCCTTGGGGGCGAGCTTCAACAAGGTGCAGTCGCAATTCACATTTCCGGATGGCGGGCGCCTGAGGTTCAGGCCTTTGGAAAATGTGCATGACGCCCAGAAGTACCAAGGTCAGAACCTGACAGACGTGGACATCGACGAGGCCGGAAACTATCCGCAACCCGACCCGATTGACAAACTCTGGGGCGCTTTGAGGGGTGCTGATGTCAAAATGACCCTGATGGCCAACCCCGGCGGGCCAGGTGCCACATGGATCAAGGAGCGGTTTGAGATCGACACGAACCCGCGCGGCATGAAGATCCTGAATCATTCGTTGCCGAACGGCGCCATCCACACACGCTGCTTCATTCCGTCCAAGGTAACAGATAACAGGGCGCTTCTCGCAAAAGACCCTGATTATGTGAACCGCTTGTACCTGGTCGGATCAAAGGAGCTGGTCAGGGCGTGGCTTGAGGGTGACTGGAACGCAATTGATGGGGCGTTCTTCGATTGCTGGTCTCCCAAGCTGGTTATCAGTCCATTCGCAATCCCGGATGACTGGCATTGTTTCCGCTCATTTGACTGGGGGTCAGCGGCGCCGTTTTCATGTGGGTTCTGGGCCGTTGCGGGCGACGATGTGCAGAGGCCCGAAGGGATTATCCCGCGGGGCGCCCTGATCAGGTTTCAGGAATGGTACGGCGCCAGTGCGCCAAACAAAGGCCTGAAGCTGACAATAGAGGAAGTAGCGAGCGGTATTAAAAAGATGTCCGGTTCGCGCCGGTTCGCGGGGTGTGTCGCAGATCCGGCAATCTTCGCCGAGGACGGCGGCCCCAGCCGCGCCGAGATATTCAGAAACAACGGTGTTTACTTCAAGCCTGCTGACAACAAGCGCATTGGTCGGAACGGCATGATGGGCGGGTGGGATGAGGTTCGGCAACGGATGATAGGGAATGACAGGCCAATGATCTATTGCTTCACCACATGCAGAGATTCTATCCGGACTCTGCCAATGCTCCCGCATGATCAAAATCGACCGGAAGATATTGACACCAATTCCGAAGACCACGCCGCAGATGAATGGCGGTATGCCTGCATGGCACGCCCGTGGGTGAACGTGAAGCGCAAGCCGGATGGGCAAAGTGGTTTCACCGATTATGTGGGCCTCTCCCGCTCCACAGGTGATTCATGGCGGCTGTGATGAATATCGGCCAGATGGCTGGCGAAATGGGCGAGCAGGGCGAACGTGAAGAAGAGTTCGATGGCCTTGGCATTGAGCAATACAAGCGCTGGTTCCGGAACTCGGAGGAAGCGCACGCTCCGGCCCGCAAGCTGAGCCACAGGGACCGCGACTGGTACGACAATTACGACGATGGCCAATGGGACCAGGCGGAGAAGGCAACCCTGCAGCGCCGTGGCCAGCCGATTGTCACGATGAACCGCATCAAGCGGAAGATCAATTTCCTTTGCGGGATCGAACAGAAGCAGCGCTCTGACCCGAGAGCATACCCGAAGAAGCCCCAGAACGAAGAACAGGCCCAGGTTGCCACTGACGTGCTGGATTTCATCGAGACGGGCACACGGTTTGACAAGGTGGCTTCCAATGCGTTCCGCTGCCTTGCCATTGAGGGCATCGAGGCGGTCGATGTGTGCTACCGGGACGGTGAAGGCTCCTACGGTATCACGCCGGTCGAGATCGACTTTGATCAGTTCTTCTACGATCCGCGCTCGCGCCGCGCTGATTTCTCCGATGCGCGCTATCTGGGCTATCACAACTGGTATGACCTGGAAGACGCACTGGCGATGTTCCCGGAGAATGAGGACGCCGAAGCTGCGCTCAGGGGCTCGCTGGCCAATGACAACACCGATGAGGGCTATGACGACAAGCCCAACATGGAATGGGGCGATGCCAAGCGCCAGCGGGTGCGCGTTGCCTGCATGTACTGGCGCAAGCCTGATGGAAGCTGGAACTATGTGTATTTCAGCGGTGGCGGGATTATTGAAGAGGGCGCCTCAAAGTACCTTGATGAAGACGGCAAGCCCGATTGCCCGATCATTGCGGCCTCTGCCTATGTGACACGCGATAATGAGCGGTTCGGCGCCGTGCGGGACATGATCAGCCCGCAAATGGAGATGAACTATCGCCGGTCGATGGCGCTGTTCCTGATGAAGAACCGCCGCGTCTGGGCCAATAATGGCGTGTTTGACGGCACACAGAACGTCAAGGAAGAGATTGCCCGCGCCGATGCCATGCTGATTGCCAATGGTGTCTACGGTCAGGAATGGGGGTTCATCGACTCCAATGCGGAGATCGCTGAGAACTTCAACCTCTTGCAGGACGCCAAGCAGGAGATAGATGCACAGGGCCCGAATGCAGGGCTTCAGGGGCGCGGCGTTGAGCAGCAGTCTGGCCGCGCGATCCTCGCACAGCAGAATGCAGGCCTGGCCGAAGAAAACACGCTGTTCGACACGCACAATGACTGGAAGCTGAGGGTTTACCGGGCCTTCTGGGCACGGGCCAAGCAATTCTGGACGGAGCCGATGTTCCTGCGGGTGTCCGACAATGAAAGCGAGACAGGCCAGCGGTTTACGCCGGTGAACCAGCCGCAGCCTGCGATGCAGGTCAACCCGATGACCGGGCAACCGATGCCTGTGATAGACCCGATGACGGGCCAGCCACAAATGCAGGTGCAGAACGCCCTCGGTGACATGGACGTGGATATCCAGATCGAACTGGCGCCGGACATGCTGACCCTGCAGCACGAACAGTTCGAGCAGCTGAGCCAGATGGCGCAGGCCGGCACGCCGATCCCGCCGGACGTCATCATCGAAGCCAGCCAGCTGAAGGACAAGCGCAAGCTGCTGGAACGCATGAAGCAGGACATGGACCTGAATGCAAAGCTGCAGCAGGCAGGCGAACAGATGAAGCAGATGCAGCAGATGCTGCAGAAGCTCCAGAAGGAAAACATGCAGCTGAAACTGGAAGCCGGGCAGGAAGCAGGCCCGTCGCCGCTTGAGGTGGCGAAGTTCCAGGCTGACAACCAGTTCAAGGCCCGTGAACAGGACCGCAAGGACGCCGAGACGTCCGCGAAGATCCGGAACACGGAAGCCAACACGTTCAAGACAACGGTGGACGCGATGACGCCGCCCATGCCGCGCCAGCCGAACGGAAGCGCGCAGTAACAAGTTCACGCCGAAAGGCTGAAAGCCCGCCGCCGGGGCATCACGGGCGTATGACTGGCCGCCGCAGTTAGACCGGGCGTTTGAGGAAATATCATGAGTGGAGACAAGGACTTTCTTGACGAGTTCGAGGCTGAAGACGCAGGCGCAGACGCCGTTGTTGAGCAGGTCGCAGAGCATGACATGGAGCCCGCTGGAAGCGGACGACCACGAGGCCCTGACGGCAAGTTCATCAAGGCAGAAGCCGAAGCCAAAGCTGAAGAAGTCGAAACGGGCGCAAAAGAGGCCGCACAGGCCAACATCGCAGAGCCGCCGTCTGACGATGAACAGGAAGGCCAGAGTGTCCCTTTCACAGCCCTGAAGGCAGAGCGCAAGAAACGGCAAGAGCTGGAAGAACGCCTCGCCGCCCTTGAGGGCAAGCAAACGCAACCGCAGAGCGTACCCGAATTTACCGGGCCCGTGACTGATTTTTATGAAGACCCGCAATCCTACCTGCAGGCCCAGCTGCACCAGCAAAAGATGCAGATGAGCACGCTGATGGCGAGCAAGGATTACGGCCAGGACACTGTTGCAGAGGCATGGTCAGCATTTGACCGGGCCTGCCAGACAGATCCGCAGGCCTCATCCTTGTCTTATGCGCTCCTGAACCATCCGCACCCTCTGGACGAGGTGGTGAAGTGGTACCGGACGCAGAACGACCTGAGCGCTGTACAGCAGGCAGGGGGACTGGAAGCCCTGAAACAGAAATGGCTGGCAGAACAGGCTGCATCGGCTGGCGTTTCGGCGCCCGCTTCAAGGCCCAATGTTCCGCCATCTCTGGCAGCTTCCGGCAAGACGTCTTCATCTGAACCGGTCGGTGAGGATACCGATGGATTTGATGCGCTCTTTTCTTAACTGAAAAGGAGCTAGGTCATGGCATACACGACGCCAACTACTGACCTTATTCTGAAGAAGTGGGAAACGCAGTACTTCAAGGAGTACGTGCGCGAATCCGGCTTCAACCCCTACATGGGGACGGGCACGAACAATCCGTTCGTGGTCAAGCGCCAACTGATCCAGGGCGGGCAGGTCATCACGATCCCGCTTGTCTCGGCTCTCACTGGCGACAACGTAGGCACCGGCACGCTGACCGGCGCTGAAGAGAGCCTTGGCAACTACAGCTACGACCTGAAGCCTTACTGGCACCGTTACGCGGTCGCCATCAAGAAGTCTGACGAGCACAACAGCGTCATTGACCTGATGAATGCGTCCAAGGACATGCTGAAGGTCCGCGACATGGACGACATGCGCGATTCCATCGTGAACGCACTGGGCTCCATTGTCGAAAGTTCGTCTGCCTATTCCGACGCGCCCGGCCATTCCAAGGAAGTCTTCTTTGGGGATGCCACCACGGCGCAGAAGAACACATGGGCTGCGGCGAACCAGTATCGCCTGCTCTATGGCAATTCGGAAGCCAATTACTCGGCAACCTTTGCCACGGGTGCGGCGACGGTCGATACTTCGGCAGACACGTTCACGAAAGAGTCCGTGCGCCTGCTGAAAGTCATGGCCCGCCGTCGCTATCGCACGGCCAAGGGTGACAGCGTGGACCTTCCGTCCATTCGTCCGATCCGCACCGGCTCGCAGGGACGTGAATACTACGTCTGTTTTGTCGGTCCGGAACTAATGAAGACGCTGAAATCCAGCCTTGAGACGATCAACCTAGATGGCCGGGCCCGCGATCCGTCAAGCAATCCGATCTTCCAGGATGGCGATCTTGAACTGGATGGCGTCATCATCCGCGAGATCCCGGAAATCGGGAACTATGGCGCAATCGGCAATGGTGGTGCCACAGTGTACCCGGCCTATTTCTGCGGCGCTCAGGCGCTTGGCATTGCATGGGGTCAGACGACCCGCGCAACGCAGCGGAAAGAGGATGACTACGGGTTCATCAAGGGTGTTGGCGTGGAGTCGCTGTGGAGCGCTGAGAAGCTTCGCTACAACGGCATTGATCACGGCATGATCACCGGCCTGTTTGCAACCGCGTAAGATAGGAGATTGAATTATGCCTAACGCTTACGAATACCACACGCACCAGACGCACTTCCTGCGTAAGGACATCAGCTACACGGACACGTCCACGGTCACGGTCGGGGTTCTCCCGGCTGGCGCCATCGTGGTGGGTGCGGGCGTGGTTGTGTCCACCGCGTGGAACTCTGGTACATCGGATGTTCTGGACATCGGTACTTCCGGGGACGGGGATGGCTTTGCGACCGACCTTGCCCTGACGACGATTGGCAACATCGTCTGGGATGAGCTGGCGACGTCTAACGACCTCTACAGCGCGTCTGAAGTGACGGTGACCTGTGCCGTAACATCGGTTGGCACTGCCGCTTCGGCAGGCACCGGCCATGTCTACGTGCAGTATATCCCGGCACCGTAATGGGTGACCCGATCCGCCTTGCCGTGCTGACGCCCTCCCTGACTGGGCAGGTGCATATCGAGCATGGCGAGGCGATAGCGGACTTGCGGGTGCAGTGCCTTAGACGGGGCATTGCATTCCGCCGGTTCTACAACGTTGAGCACAATCTCTGCCTTGCAGACATCATGGAGGCGATGAATGGCGACGATCACGCAGGCGATGCTTGTGGAGCGGGTGCTGAAGCACCTGCGAGTGTATAATGCGGGTGAGACCATCTCGGCTGAAGATGATGCGACAGTGGATGAGGCCATTGCGGACGTTCACGCCGAATTGCAGGAACTCGGCCTTGCCTATTGGGACTTGTCAGAAATCCCGCAATCCGTGGTTCGCGGGCTCGTCTGGATGGTCGGTGCCGATGCAGCCCCGAGTTTTGTGAGCGCTGAGGAAGTCGGCTCGTACATGAGCCTGCGCAAGGCAGGAGAGCAGCGCATCCGCACGGCGGTGAGCAACCTGAAGCTCCACGACATCAACCCGCAACTTTATTACTGAGGACAGACGAATGGCAGTATTGCGCTACAACGGTCCGTGGGATGTGCGCCCGCTCTGGGGCGTGGATTTCCCGCAAGGCAAGAGCGTCGTTGTGGACGATCCGGACCTTGTGAAAAAGGCCCTGAACCTTGAAGGCTTTGAGCTGCTGGACGAGGACGCGCCAGAACCTGAGCCGGAGCCTGTCGTATTCGATGATTACGTGCCGGAAGAACCGGAGGCCGAACCGGAGCCGCTGAACATGCCGGAAGTTGGCGCTGGCACGATTCCAGAGAACTGGCGCGAACTGCACCACAAGACCCGCATGAAGCTCGCCCGCGACCTGTCCGGCATGGAAGACATCCAGACGGCTGAAGCGGCGGATGCGGTTATCGAGGCAATGCTTCAGGCCAAGTGATGCCATCTGCGGTCATCTCATCCTCGCACTATGAAGCGGATAGCTATGGCGATGCGCGCAAGTGGTGCGTGAATTTGTACGCGGAGAAGAACCCGACCGATCCGCAGCGGCCCATGCGGCTGGTAACGACGCCCGGAAGCGTGATCGTGGACAATGGGTCGGTCCTTGGCGGCATTCCGCGCGGCCTGTTCCAGGCTGACGGGTTCGCAAGCGGCAAGCTGGTGGTGCCGGACAGCACGACCATTCGCCTCTATGACACGGCTGCGGGCACGTGGAGCGCGCTCACAGGCTCTATAACTGGCTCAGATCGCGTCAAGGCAGCGTTTGGCGAGGTTGAGGCAGCATTCCTTGCCAACGGCGCCTTGTTCGTCTCTGACGGTTCCTCCGTGGCTGCTGTGACGGATGTGGACTTTGCGACCCTGCTGAGTGACCATAGCGAAGCGGCCTTCAGTTCGGTCGTGACCATCGGGCAGCGCATGGTGTTCACCTATGGCAGCCGGTTCGGTTACTCGGCGGCCCTTGATTTCGACAACACGACCACGCTGAACTATTACACCGCAGAGAATGCGCCGGACGGTATCGTGGCAGCAGCTGTGCTGGGCGACATGCTCTGGATCTTCGGGACGCAAACGATAGAACCATGGGTCCAGACGGGTGACAATGACGACCCGTTCCGCCCATTGACGGCCCAGGTAGTTCGCCGGGGCTGCATGGCCCGCGATACGATTGTGCAGCTCGATAACAGCCTGTTCTTCATTGCGGAGGATCGCACGGTCAGGCGACTTGATGGCCTGACGCCGACAATCCTGAACGCAGACGACGCATGGGTGACGCGCCACCTTGAGGGCGTTTCTGCTTCGGATGTGATCTGTTCCAAGATGGAGACGGACGCGCATTCGTTCTACATCATCAACACGCCGACCGCGTGCATTGTCTATGATGTGGCGACGGGCCAGTGGCATAAGCGCGAGACCTATGACGAAGACACATGGGAATGGGCGCACATCGTCCGCAAGGATGCGACCTTCTACGCGGCAAGCCGTCTTTATTCCACGCTGGTGAAGCTGAGCCGGTCCTATCGATCCGATCGCATGGCGGATGCCTCTACGTTTGGGACGGAGATTGTGCGGAAGTTCTCGGCCCATTTGCCTGTGATGCAGGGGCGCCCGGCCATGTCCTGCATTCGTCTCGATGGCATGAAGGGCGTCGGGCTCAACAGCGGACAGGGAATCGCGCCGGTCGTCAGCCTGACTATCAGCAATGACAATGGCAACACGTTCGGCGGCGGGCGTGACAGGTCATTGGGCGCCATTGGCGAGTACGATGCTCGCACGATCTGGAACCAGTGCGGCAGGACCAAGCCGGAGCAGACAGTTCTTCTGTTCAGTATCTCCGACCCGGTGGGGTTTGCCCCGACAATGGTAGCGATCAACGAGCGATGACGAACGGACAGAGAGCAGGCGCAAGACGCGGTATGCGCGGTTATGCGGGCGTGACGGCGAATGAGACTGAAACCGGCCTCCGCCTGACGCTTGGCGGCAATTATCGTGATGTGCCGGTCGGCGCCAACATGACTGCGGAAGAGGTGGAACAGGCAGTAAAGGTCGCCTGCATCCAGTTGACGAATGACTGACAAGAAGCGCCAGCTTCCGGACAAGATCGTGGACGCGGACGGACGGCCTACGCTGGATTTTATCGCGTGGGCAGATGACCTGATCTATGGCACGGCGGCGGACAGTATCGGCACGCTGCTTTCCGGCCGTAACGCGGACAGCGCGAAGATTACGGGCATCATTGCAGGCACCCAGCCTCTGGCTGACGTCACAATTCAGGGCGTTGGCAGCGTTACGGCGCAGCAGGAAGCGCAGGACGCGACATTCAATGCTTTTGCAACACTGATTGGCGGGGGTGGCGCCCTGACGGCTTATGCCGATCGGTCCGGTGTAGGAGGCACGCGCGTCGGAGTCGGTATGGTCACCAGTAATTTCCCGATTGTCATTACGGCATCGGGCGGGACTGCACCATACACGTATGCGTGGACCAAGCGTTCAGGTGACGCCATCAGTGCCATCACGCCAAGCAGCAACAGCACGTACTTCAATGCAACAATCACGGAGCTTGGCCAAACACTGACGGCAACGTTCCGCTGCACGGTGACGGACTCTGCCGGATCGCCAGCAACCTTTGACGTTGACGTTGCTGTTGGCCTTTCAGAAATAACATAGGAGCGCCTGATGGCTGGATTCCTTCTTCCCATGCTTGCCGCCTCTGGTATCAGCGCAATTGGATCATTGATCGCCGGGAATGAGAGCGCAGATGCGGTATCGGATGCTTCTGCAGCATCCACGGCAGAGTCAAGACGCCAGTATAACCTGAACCGGAAGGATATGGCGCCTTGGCAGCAAACCGGCGTTAATGCGCTTGCCCAGCAATCTGCCTTGCTTGGCCTTCCGGCTGTTTCGTCAAGCGCTGCCACCGGAGTTATCAACGGAAATGACTATGGCTCCTATGTCCAGAATTACCCGGACCTGAGTGCAGCCTATACTGGCCTTAGCGGCAGGGATCGTCAGGCAATCATAAATGCAGGCTATGACATCAACGGCGACGGCTCGCTGGATCGGGCCGAGTTTGGGAACTACCACTACCAGACAAACGGTGCAGGTGAAGGGCGCCGGCTACCGCAAGCCAATGCGCTGGCCACGTCCGGCGGCGGCGCAGCAACCAGCGCAGCAGGGGGAACGGCAGATCCATATCAGGCATTTCTGGACAGCGGGTTCTCCAAGTCGATGCTGGAGACGACAAATGCTGATTTCCAGAGCATGGTTGGGGCATACGGAGCAGCAGGGAATGCCCTGTCAGGCTCAGCCATCGGAGCGCTGAATGACCGGAACCGGCGCAATACGTCCACGGCGTTCAACAATTACTACAACGCGCTTGGCGGTCTTTCGGGTACGGGCGCGAACCTCACGCAGGCATCCGGCCAGCAGGGAATGCAGATGGTTGGCCAGATCGGTGCGAACAACATGAACGCGGCTAATGCGACGGCGAGTGCTTACGGAAATACAGCCAATGCCCTGAGTGGCGCGCTTCAGAACGGCATGAACACATACGCTTATGGAAAAGGTCAGGGGTGGTTCTAGATGTATAACGCGCTCCAATCCATTCAGGCATTCGAGGCAGGGCGGTCCGGTCGTCAGGACCGTGAGCGCCGTGATGCTTACAAATCCGCAGGCAACGCCCTGATGGCGGGTGACTATACCGGTGGCGCCAATGCGCTTTATGGGGCGGGTGACCTGTCTGGCGGACTCCAGCTGACGCAGTATGGCCAGAAGCAGTCTGACACGAAGCGTCAGATGGAGGAGGCCGCGCAGCAGAAGGCGCTGCAGCAGGCTTACGCATTCACGCAGAACCTCGCGGCTATCCCGCAGGAAGGCCGCGCAGCTTATATCCAGCAGGCATGGCCTCAGCTTCAGTATATCATGCCTGGAATGACGGCAGATCAGGCCATTGCCACGGGTATTGACGACCAGAGCATCCAGCAGAGCCTGAGTGTGTATCGCACACTGATGGGTGAGGGTCCGCAACAGGTTGAGGGCAAGGCGATCAACAACCGTCTTGTGGACCCGTACACCGGAAAGGTGATGGGCGATTACAGCGATCCAGCTGGCCCAATGTCCACGATTGGAAAGTTGAGGGCAGATCTTGATGCTGGCCGCATTACGCAGGCGCAGTTCGATCAGGCTGTCGCAGGAAAGCCTCTTGTTCAGGTCAACACGGGCAACGTGGGAGAGGGCGACCGACCAATCGTAGACAAGCCGCCCAAGGGTTATCAGCGCGTATGGGATCCACAGTCAAAAACCTACCGAGATATGCCGATTCCCGGAAGCGAGGCAGACATATCAACTGAGCAGGATGCCTCTGCAGCATTCCAGAAGATTCAGACGTCTGGATTTACCAATGACCTGATCAATTCCGAAATTGACCGCGCTGTGGAAAACACAAGTGCCTGGAGTACTGGCTGGGGCAATATGCTCCTGAAAGACCTGCCACAGACACAGGCCCGCACGCTGAACAATGCCGTGACGATGATTCAGGCGAATTTGAGCTTTGACCGCCTCCAGCAAATGCGTGACGAGTCCAAGACCGGCGGCGCGCTTGGTGCTGTGTCCGAACGTGAAATCGACCTCCTGCAATCGACTGTGCAGAAACTCGACACGATGACGGACCCGAAAGAGCTGGTCCGTGCACTTGAAACTGTCCGGACGCAGCTGAACAATATTCAGAACCTGCGAAAGCAGATCTATGCGCAGAAATATGGTGGGTATGTCGCTGGTGATGGTTCCGGCATGATTACGCCAACTGATGGCGCTGACCTACCTCCTGGATTTGAGGTTGTGCAATGAGCGAATACGCCGTCAACAAACAGACCGGCGAAGTCCTCAAGCGGGACGAGGGCGGTCAGTGGACCAAGGTCCAGTCTGCTCGAAATCCTACGTCCGGAGAGATTCTGATCAATGAGGGATCAGGCTGGGGCGCTGTACCAAAATCTGCACCTGCGCCCTCCATGGCAGCAGAGAAACCAGACTTCAATGCACCCATGAGCCTTGTGTCTGAAGGTGGTCCTCAATCGCTCGGCCAGATGAAGATTCCGGGCCTGCAGGAGTACATTGTTTCAAAGGTCAATGAAGAGAAGGGCGCCAAGGAAAATCGTGCGCAGCTCAGAGCGGATGCGACAGAAGCTGGCCGCCAGGCTATGGCTGAAGCAGCCAAACGGATGGGCGTGAATAGTCCATTTGAAATGGCAATGGCTGGGCCTGCGCTTCAGATATCCATGCTTGAGGGTGGGCGTCAGGTCTATGATCAGGCTGGCGTCATGATGCCTGATGAGGCGATGGGCCTGAATATACTGAATGCACAGTCATTGGGCATACCGGCCTTTGCCAGCAAACAATTCAGGGAAGATTTGAGGCAAGCACACGAAGATCAGCCCGGATCGGCGCTGGCTGGTGAGGTTGTTGGCAGCTTTGTTCCGGGGGAGTCAATCTTCCAGATTGGGAAGATGGGGTACAATCGCGCACTTAAACCGGTTGTTTCCAAACTGCTTCCAAAGGGAGGCTCAGCCGCAGCAAAGGCAACGCGCTTTGGTGCGCATGGCGCCGAACAAGCGGGCGCGTGGGCTGGTCAAAATGCCGCATATCAGGCAACGACAGGTGCATCAAGACGTGCCGCTGAAGAGGGGCGAGACCCTACGTTTGGTGATGTTGTTGAGGGGGCTGTTTCCGGTGCAACTGATCCGATCAACTTAGTCGGGCCAGCTGCTGGCATGGCATTGAACCGTATTTTTACGGCTGTTCGCTCCGGAGGGCGTACATGGACGCCAAAAGATCGGGCGGACTATGTATCGGATCTTGGGGGAAAGTCTCCGGGATCCGGATCAATTCTCGATGCGGGAATGGTTGGGAGTGACGTTGACCAGCGCGCAGAGCGCATCCTCATCAACATGCTCCGTGATGCTGGATATACCCGTGACGACATAAGTCGGAGTTTGTCCGCGTTCGATCAGGCGGCGCAGGGCAATTTGGATCTCCCGGTACTCACGTCTCGGCTCAAGGACGTATTCATCGAACAGCTTGGCCCAGAAGCCGAACAGGTAGTTCAGAAGTTTCTTCAAGGTGGTGGTGTCTCCGCTGGTCAGGCGGGCCGCATGGTGCAGGACGCCTCGACGCAGGACTATGGCAGAATTGGACAGTTTCTGGAAGACTCTGGAAATGCCCGCCTTGGAAGCGGGTCGCGCTGGGATACAGTGCAGGGTGCTCAAGAGGAAATGCAGAGGATTGGTAGGGAGGGATATCAGCAGATATTTGCGGCCCCTCCACAGAACCCCCAAGCCATGGAGCAGATGGCTGCGGATCTGAACTTTTTTGCTAATTCGGAGCTGTCCAGACCGCTGAAACAGGTTGCCGCTGGAAAGGGCATGACTGTCGATCAAATGATCCAGCAGGACCCGCGACAGGCCGCCCACTGGATGCAGCACACAGCCGGAGGGCTTGCGCAGGAAGCCGCAGATAATGGCAACGCAACACTGGCGCGTGCCTATGGTGAAATGCGCAGCCGACTTCTGAACAGCCTTGAGGCGGAAGGAGTTGCGCCCGGATACCGGGATGCCCGCCTGAAATATGGCGATGAATACGGTATTGTTTCAGCGCAAAATTTTGGCTCCAGGTTCTTCACGAAAGTTCAGGATACAATTGGCGTAAAGCAGCTGGCGGAGGACTATCAGGCTCTGACGCCGGATCAGCAGGCCATGGCCCGTATGTCCATTCGTGACGAGTATAACCGCCTGATAGGTCGTCATCGCACCGGCGCAGCTCCGCGCATGACCCAGGTTGATACAGAATCGGCGCTCGCTGGGCTTGAGGAAGTGCTTGGGCCGGAAGGATCGGCTCTTGCTAATGACATCCGCTATGGATCTGATCGCCTAAGGCGGACGCAAGCGGTTGATCAACGCCAGAACTCCCGCACAGCCTCGAATCAGGAGGCAAAGGACTTTGCCAATAATACTGTGGCAAACCCGATCATGCGCAAGCTTGGCAATGCCCTGCAAACAATTGGTGGAGATGCTGCACTTACATCAGCGACAGGCGGACATTTTGCGCCAATCCTGTCTATGCGGGCTATTGCGCGGGGCATGGGCGAAAACCTAGCCCGTGGACGGCAGGGAAAGATAGATGATGTCACATCACTTCTTTTGCGGGATGTTGGCGCCAATCCTCGTCCATCAATGCCGGGGGATATTCCACCATCTACTTCTCCAGCGAGCGCGCCCCAAGGGATTGCACGCTCGGCACCCCAGCAGACTACGCAAGGCATCAATGCCCTTGCCCGAAATGAGTCGGGCTTTGTCCGTCCAGATGCTGCAAGCGCCATGATGACCGCAGGCGGCGCAGGTGCGGGCGCGCTGAACCCCATAGACTTTGATGGCGATGGGAAGAAAAGCGCCAAGGAGCGAGCCATGACGGCGGCGCTGTATGGCGGCGGAGCCTATGCGATCAATCGCGGCGTGCATGGCCTGGATCGTCTCGGACGGGCCCCGCAGGGCGCTGCCACAGAGTTCCGTGTGCGTCCAGGAGAGAGCGGATCGTCAAGGATCCAGTTCCGTGCGGGCGGAGAACGCTGGGATACACTACCAACAGGATTTGGCTCTGAATCTGAAGCCATGGCGCAGGTACAGCGCCTGCGGGCGGGCAAACCCCTGCAGGCCGATGCGATTTATGGCCCACCCAAGGATGAGTTTGAGGCCATGTTCCGCAATTGGTGGGAACAGACGCAGGGATCTACTGCTCCACGCTTTGCCGAAGCCATGAAAAACAACGATGGTCTGGTGCAGAAGGCCATTTTGGAAATGGACCCGTCTGGGCAGGCATTCGCAGGATTTCTCAAGAAATACATGCCTGACGAGTGGGCACAATATATGGAGGCTGGCGGCGGCGCAGATGGAAAGTCTTTTGCCGAAGCCGTTGCCAAGTCGCTCGGAAACCTGAACCGCGAACTGGACAGCATGACGCGCCCATCTGGCGCGAATGCCAGCCGTGACTTTAATCTTGAAGCATGGAACCCAAACAAGCCAAAGACTTCCGGGATCGCCTCGAACCTATCTGGTCCAACAGGAGGCGCAATCGCAGGCGGTCTTGCCCCGCTTCCGGATCAGGGCAGCACTGAGGACAACCTGAAAGCACGGGGCCTTGCCATTGCAGGCGGCGCTCTGGCTGGGTCTCGGTTCGGACGCAATGCGCTGCGGGACGTGGCGACGGCAGGCCCATCCGGCAAGCTCCCCAAGCTGATGAAGGACGTTCCCAAAGGCACCCGCAAGCCCGGCCAGCGCCCTGATATTTCCGGAACCATTGCACGCGGCCATGAACAAGCTAGCGGCGTTCCTATTGCCAAGGCTATCGGAGGCGAAAACATGGCTTACCAAACTGCCAAACGCGAAGCGGAAGACATGGCGTCCCGCAATGTTGGCCTTGAAGAAATCCAGCGCCGCACGGGACTCGTTCCGATCTCATACAGAGGGCAGACCGTCTGGCGCGGCATGGGCGATGATATTACGCCATATGAGGCAAACCAGCTCTTCTATGAAGCCTTGAAACTTCCTCCCGGTGAGCGGGCAGAATGGGTGCAGGATATCCTGAACGAGGTCGGCCCGAAACTCGACACGCTGGAACTCGGCGGCAAGAAAGCTCCGCTCCAGTTGGGCGGGCAACGCACGCCGATGGTGAAGCCGGGCAAAAACGCCCTCTCAGGCCAGTAGATTTTCCAGAACAATCCACACAACTAACGGAGTGACCACATGGCCACTGCAATTCCTTTCGGGGACGTCCCACAGGTATACAATAACGGCAGCGCGCTTTCTGGCGGCAAGATCTATTTCTATGTGCCTGGAACCTCGACGCTTCGCACGCCGTATTCTGACACGGCGCTTAGTGTTCCGACGACAAACCCGGTCTTGCTGAACTCTGCTGGCTGGCCTGCGACGAATATTTATCTCGATAGCTCACTGGCCTATGATTACATTATCAAATCGGCAGACGATGCCGAAACTCTTTGGCCGCGCACGACCATTCCTTCGGCTTCTGCCGAGATGTCCGATGCAACTACGGCGGCGATTGCTGCGCTCGACACAGAGGACGGTGACAGCATTGAGGCAACCGGCGTTGATACGTTCCGGACGGTCAAGCGGGTAACAACTAATTACACGACCCTGAAGGCTATCACCACACAGCAGGATAATGATATCATTTATGTCCTTGGCCGCGCCAGTGACGGGGATGGCGGTGAGAGGCATTTCCGCTGGGACAGTGCAGACCTGTCAGCAAGCGTGATGATAGACACATCTGAAGGCATCTACGTTGCCCCTGATAGCGATCCGACGGGCGCTAGTGGAGCATGGGTGGCGCAGATCGACGGGCCAATCAAGCCGGAATGGTTTGGAGCAGTTCCTGATGCAGCATGGAATGATATTTCCGGCGCAACGGACAATTCCACGGCTATTGCAGGGATGCTGGATGCTGTGGTTGGCCTCGGACTTGGTGCCAAGCATGAAATTGAACTGTCCGGCTTCTATTACATGGCTAGCAGTTATGCGTGGTCGCAGAATGCAGACCTTGTTTACACGATGCGCGGCCTGGGTGTGCGTGTCTGTGGTTTTGCCTTTGACGCAAACGACTTCACTGTGGGAAGCGGTTTCAGCTTCACAATAACTGGCGCCGCCAAGACCATGAATGTTCAGATCAAGGGCTTTTCGATTACAGTTTTCGATACGGCGCTGACTTCAGTTCCTACAGTTTCATCTGAGATCAGGCTGATCAATGGACGTGGCATGGAGTTTGTGCGTAATCCAATTCCCGGGCTTCGTCAGTATCCTGAAATCAAGGTTGACGATATTCTGGTCGAGAGCGCCAACGGGCTCGATAGCGGCTTTACAACTCCCCTGCGGTTCGTCGGTGTGCGCGAACCTCGTGGCGCAAATGTTATGTCAAGGCAGTTCGATGCAGCAGCAAGTCTAACAGATGCTTATGACGACACGTGGATTTGCTATTCCATGACCGCAGCAATTGAGTTTGATAATTGCTATGGGTCCCACTTTGAACGGAGTCATTTCCGTGGTGGTGCCTCTGGTGTGATCCATGATTCAGGTGTATCCGCCGAAGGCGGAACATTCTGGGAATGCACGTCAATACTTTGCAAGAACGGTGTTTATCGGGATGGAGACTCCAATGAGCCGGCGTTCTATTGGCTCGGCGGACACATCAATTTCCGTGATGTTGGTGTGTATTTTGTCAAAGGGCAAAAGTCGGCAATCGAGGGCTGCCTGTTCTACGCGACAAACCTGTCTGGGAATGGAGATGGAAACACAACGCCGCAAGCCGTCTATTTTGGCAGCGGCTCAAGCACCGAAATGCGGGTTTCCAACAACAAGCTGTACTGGAATGCCGCAACCCACATCATGGATGGCAGCATCATCTACGTGGAATCAGCGGCATCAGCCGGAATGGATTATTACATTCATAACAATGTCTCATCAGATGGCCTGGATTACGGGTTCAAATCAACCAACAAGCACCGCGTTTTTGCCAATAACAACACCTGGCCTGCGACCGGAACACGCAACTGGCATAATGGTGGATCATCTAACTACCAGTTTGAAGATTCTAACGGCAATCTCCGTCACATTTATGGGAACGGCGTTCCGAGCGATGCGAGTGTTGGGGACGATGGCGACTTCTATCACAACATGGCGGCCGCAGGTCATGACATATATTACAAGTCTGGTGGGTCATGGGCGTTCCTTTCTCCGAAATTTACGAAGGTCACTGCAACTGATGTGAATGCATCTGGAAAGTACCAGATTAGTGGTGCAGACGTTATAGATGCAAGTCGTGGTTTACGATTCCGTGCTATGACATCAACTGGTATTGCAGACATTACAAATGCTGTGAACACCACTGACAAGGCAGACGGCAAGGCCGTATGGGATAGCACAAATAACCGAATAATGGTCGCGTCTGGACCGGCGGCAGCAGACCCGTGGTATTATGCTGATGGATCTGGATCAGTTACGCCGGCTTAAGGTGGTAGAGTGCCCGGCAGGGTAGATGCCCCAGATCATCGGCGCGTTTGATATGGATTGCCTGTTCAAGATGGAACCCGATAAGGTCAAACAGTTCCCGCCATTCTGAATCGTCCCGGAACATGCCGCCTGGCTGATGTGCAGCGCACCGCTGTGTCCATTTGCGCGGATAGGCAGGAGAGCACAGGTCTTCGAGTATAATTACGTCCGAGGTGGCAATGGATCTGATCTGCTTCAGGAGCGGGATGGTGTTCTGCGCAGCGTGGTGAAGCACAAAGCTGACATGCACGATGTCATACGAGCCTTCAGGGAATGGCAGGGTGCATCCGTCATAGGTGAATCCTTCCGGGTGTGCATTATGACCGCCTTCTCCCTTCAGTGGTTTTTCCACGTCAATCATGTCGTAATGGACTGGAGAATATCGAAAGTCCTCCACGAAATCTGAGCCGCCAACATCAAGAACGCGCTCGTTGCCGGTCAGGCAGAGCGACTGGATAAATCCAAGCTGTAGAGCATGGCGGTTCCTGTTTTTAAGCGTCCAGACGGAATCAAATCCGTGAATATTATCAAGAGGCATTGCTTGTCCTTCGTGTTGATCTTCCAAGTGTTAAGACTGAGATGGGTGGGCCTGGAGCGGATGGCCGTAGAGCCACGCCATCAGGAAGCCGGAGAGGGCGAAGAACAGCATCACGCCAATATGGCCGGACTGGGGGTTGCGCCAGATCAGGCCGAGGTTTCCGGCATGTGCAAGGACGACGATCATGGCCGCCGCGCCGCGTAGGCCATCTAACTGAGGGATATTTTTTGACATGGATACTGAAGCCCGGATCAAAGGAATTCTGAAGGAAGTACCAGGTGTTTGCGTCAACCAGCGCGGCAACCTGTGGCTTATCACAATTCTTCACGGATCGCATGCAGGTGCAAGGGAAAACGGGGTTTCCCTTGCCGAAGACATGCTGACCCGCTGGAAACGCGGAGAATACGGACCCGTCGAAATCGCGCACTCCGATCCGGTTACTGTCAGCGGAACGGACGAGCGCGGGGCGGTGCAGGAAGTAGAGTTACCGCCTGCACCGCCTACGCCTGAAATCGTGGAAAAGGTCATTGAAAACCCCGAAACGCAGGAACGGCTGGCAGAGGCGCTGCGCAAGTTGTCAGAAGCAGAAGCCAAACTGGATGCCCGCAAGGCTGCTGCCGATATTCCCCCGCCTGACATTGCAGACCTGATCCGCCTGAACGAGAATTACGAGCGGACCAATGAGCGGCTTGTTGAAGGCTACCGGGATGCCATGCAGCGCGCGGAGCTGGCGCGGACACGGGATGGCACCTTTGAAGGCAAGTCCACCACGGAATGGCTGCGCAAGGCAGATCGCTATGACAGCGCGATCCGCTGGAACAAGGGCAGAAGCGCAGAGACCATCTAACTGACAGAAAAGGGGCGGGGCGTGACAGACGATGACCTGCACACGAGGCTTACGCTATTGGAGCGCACGGCAGTATCCAAGGATCAGCTTGTAGAGCGCGAAGACAAGCTGCTAGGTCGGTTTGACCAGCTGATGCAGCGTTATATTGCCCAGATCGCAGACGACCAGCGCCACCAGTTCAAGGTGTTTGGCCATGAAATGGCGGACCAGTTGCGGGCATCTGAAAAAAAGATGCAGGATGAACTGGATGCGAGGGATGCGCCAGCACAGCCTACCGAACAAGGTAGCAAGAAAAGCTGGCGTGGTGAGGCCATGGACATGGCGCGCGGCAAGCATGGGGCAGACCTGAAATGGATCGGCATTGGCATGATTGCCATGGCTGTTGCTGCGATGATGTACGCGCCTTGGCTGAAGGCGTTTTTACCCAACTGACAGGGGCTGACAGATGAAAGATTTCCTGCAATCCGCGTGGAGCGGAACAAAGGCGTGTGCCTCATGGATGCGCCACCAGTTCGCTGCATTCTTTGCCAGCTTCTGGCTTTATACCATCCTCTGGACAGTGGTGTTCGGCGCCTTCTTCGTCCTCCTCTACATTGACGGCAAGTTCAGCCGCCATCTTGCGGACGGAGCAAATATCAATCCGCTTTCATTCCAGGTCATGGGGTGGGTGTATCGTCTGTTCGCAGCATCGTTCCTCATGGCAGCTGCCCGCTGTGCCTACAAGGGCATCAAGGGTGTATGGACTTTCCGCCTGCTTGGCGTGTTCGCTTCCATCATTGTCTGCATGCACGCCTTTGGGTTTGGGTTTGAGGCGCTGAGCGACAGGCGCGACCAGGCGATGGCGGCCCGCGAAATTGTGGAAGTCAAATCGCAGTCAAATGACGAGGTGATTGCAGCGCTAAAGGATCGTAAGGCGACGATTGATGCAGACCTTGACCGCGCCGTGGCAACGCTGGATGCAGAAATTACGCAATACATCACGGACGGCAAGAACAACGATTATCTGGCAGACGATGCGCGCGCTCGCCGTAATACGCTTCAGGATGAGGCCCGACTGCAGAAACAGGAAATAGATGCCCAGATCATCGCCCTGATGACAGCGGGTGTCACGGACAAGCAGGAGGCTGTCACGACGCAAGCGGAAGCCCGTCCATGGGCGCCGCTGTTTATTGGTATGGCCCAGCTTGCCACATGGTCAAAAGACCCGGGGGATTGGGCCATCTATCTGTGCGCCATCGGGTTCATTATCTTCTGGGTTCTGCTGGGGGAGAGTATCGTCATCTTCCTGCCGGAACGCATTTACGTGATGCACCTGCATGATCGGGAAGAACAGATCGACGCCAAGCGAAGCGAAGCAGCCAAGAAAGGCTGGGAAACCCGCAAGGCCAACGAGGAAAGCAAGCCCAAGGAAAATATCCGCGTTCGTGACGATGGCTATTGGACAGAACGCATCCGGAAAGCGCTGAAGACCAAAATGCGCAATCCAACCGCTGAGGGTATGTGGAACACATATTTCCCAGGTTTGGCTTCTGTTCATGAATTGCGTGGCAAGCTGAGTGTGCGGGTCAAGCGTGGGCAGCTTTCACAGCGGGACTTTGATTTTATCATGCGGGAAGGGGAGTTCGCACCACCCCCGCCGAAGGAATACCCGGTTGCGCGTCAGGATGAACCTGAAATCGAACCGGATAATGAGGATGATGAGGCAGGTAATCCTGCCGTAGCTGCTGAGTAGGGCTGACCATGCTTACCACACCCAACCTTGCAAGTTTCCTATTGGTCCGTGAGGGCTTCAGAAAACACGCCTATGACGACGCCCAGCCCGATGTTGTCCTGACGGAAGACACGGAAATCAAGGGCACGCTCACCATCGGCGTTGGGACAACCCATTACCCCGATGGCCAGCCCGTCCGCTGGAATGATAGCGTGACCAAGCAGGAAGCCCTCGATTACCTGCAGCACTATATCCAGAACACGATTGAGCCGGCGCTGGAAAACCTCATTCATGTGCCGCTTGAACCGCACCAGTATGACGCCATCGGTTCTCTGCTCTACCAGTATGGCGAGCCTGAAGTCTCCGGCTGGCGGCTCATCAACCGGATCAACCGTGGCGACGACTGGCGCAACATCATCCTGGAATGGGTGACCGGCACCGTCATGTGGCTTGGCCGCCCACTGTTCTGGCCGCGCCGTGTGGCAGAAGTGCTGATGTTCATGGGCCTCGACTGGCGTGCAGGCGATAACGTGCCTCCTGATGCCAATATTATCGACGTAGTGGAGACCATGAAGCCGCCTGAGAAGCCGAAAGCGCTACCGCCCCCCGAACCGCCCAGCCCCAAGCCGGAGCCAGCCATGAACGACGCACAGGTGAAAGCGCGCACCGTATCCCTGCCGCCTGATTGGGATGAGATGACGGAGAGCGAGCAGGTCGCTTGGCTGAACGGATCTCAGGTGAAGCCGAAAGCCACGGCAGCGGTGCGCAAGAAGGCGGTCGTTGAGACTCCGAACGCAAAGCCTGAAACTCCGCCAAAGCCTATGGAGGACAGCAAGACCTTCAAGGGACTCTCCAAGAAGGAAAGCGGGCAGGAGGCCGTCATCATCGGCGGCACGGCAACGGTGGTCACGGGCGCTATGCCGGTGGCCAAGGAAATGGCCGGGTTCTTCAAGTCCTATGACCTGAAAATCATTCTAATGGCGGGTCTGGCATTTGGCGGAATCCTGCTGGCGGTTGGTGCATGGCGCTGGTGGCGCGGAGCGGTTATCGCTTGGCAAGGCCGTCAGGAGGCTGAAGGGCCTAAAATCTGATGCCGTTCTACGTCACAGCCTGGAACTGGCTGGCCAAGAACTCTGTAGCGCAAGGCATAGCAGCGGCCATTGCCGTGGTGCTGGCGTTCCTGTTCTGGCTGGCCGCATTCCATGATCCGCGCATCCGACGCGAAGCCACCCGCAAAGCCAACGACCGCGCAGAGAAGCAAAGCAAGACCATCCTGAAAGACATGGAGGAAGAGAGCAATGACCGTATTGAAGCGGCTAGGGAAGCCCGTGAGCGCGTGCCTGATGGGGTTACTGCTGACCAGTTGCGCGACGACGCCCGTGCCGTCCTCTTCGGTCGTGGAAGAAACGGCGGAGGGGGCCGCTGAGATTCAGTTGCGGGCGGCTTGCGAAAGCCTCGTTCCTCCGCACCTTGATGGCCCGGAAGCCTTCGATGCCATGTCTCCAGATGCTAGGGAGATTCTTGCAGAGTGGGCTGTGGCTTGGATTGAGGCTGGGTGTCACGGGTAGATGCTAGCGGGACCAAAAGATAGAACACCGGCCATACGTTCCCGCTCGAATTTTAGCAAAGCATCGTAGAGGTATTCCGGTATCTGCTCGACACACCTTCCGGAGTAATCTTCTATGCTCCAATAAAACGAGCCACCATCTTTGCAGACGTGAACCTCCCCGTAGTAATTGTCGATTGTGCCGACCTTTTCCCAGTCCATTTCCCAATCTCCATTCATTTCACAAACCATACCACGGGAGACTCCCATGGCCAAGCAACCAAACGCCCGTTACGCGAGTAAATCCCCCAACGTGAAGCGTCATCACCACCCATTCGCAGCAGCGGCTCACCTTCTATCCGTCTTGTTCCCATGGCTCACAATCGCCGCCATGGCGACCTACATCACATGGCACAAGGACCGGAACGAACTGGAAGCGTTCTGCTCATCTGCTGGCATTGTTCCTGATCGCTTCCTCTGCACAGACATTCGTGGGTGCTCTGAAACATCGTACTGGAACAGCGTTGCCAGCCTATCGATGAATGCACAAGTTCGCGCTCAATGCGGTCCAGTCACCAATGAAGTCACCATGACGATACCTTACGATACTTACGCGCCTTCAGAGGAAACCATTGCCGAGATCAAGGCGGAGATAGGGGACATCAAGGCTTGGCAGCGGGATCGTGTTATTCAGGATGCGGTAGCTGAAATGGGCGGTCCGGAGTAAATCATTTCTTGTCCGCACCTGGTCCGATAACCCATTGGCCTTCAGTGCTTTCCGGCGCAATGCCTGATCAGCTTCTGCGATGTCGCTCATAACACAGCGCCTCCTAAACTTCGCCGGTAGCGCGGACTTGTCCACCACGGTGATCTCGCCGTCCGGGCTCATGCGGATGCCAGCAACGTCGAGACCAGCTTCACGAGCGCACTCTGTGAGCGCGCGCACCCGCCGCTTGATCTCGGGCGTGGTCAGCTTCGCAGACTGGGGAAGGGGGACGGCGCGAGAGGTCATTCCAGATCGTCTCCGGAGGGATCAGGCTTCGGATGCTCTCTGAGGTATTCAAGCACTCGGAGATACTTGCGGGAGAGCCGGTGCTGTATGTCATCGTCTTCGATGTAGACCAGCCGGTTGTAGTTGTCGGTGGAGTCCGCAACCTTCACGATGCGCGCGATGGGGTTGGCTGCCACGCGGGCGAGATAACCGTCGAGGCTCTCGCCCTCGCGCTTCGTGAGTGCATCGACTGCATCGCGGACTTCGATACCGAACGTCATCTCGATCTCGCTGAGCGTGACGTCTGTGTCTTCGACAGCGTCATGCAGGATCGCGGCGCATTCGACCGCGGACCCATGTCCTTGCCTTTGGCAGGCCAGCCAGACCCTGATCACATGCAGGATGTAGGGATTGCCGACCTTGTCCGTTTGCCCTGAGTGGGCCTCGGTGGCCATCATCAGGGCGCGATCTTCGATCCTCATCGGCTTTCTCCGTTGCTCGCTTTGGCGGCGCGGGCTTCCTCATACGCCTGAACGTGCTCGATCAGCGGTCGCCCGCGATACTGGTCCTTCTCGAACTCACCATACCATGGGTGGCCTTCGTAGAGTTCCACATCCAGCCGGTTCCGGCTCTTGAGAATCTTCTCCATCTGGTCCGGCGTGTAGAGTGAGCCGCCGATACAGAGCTTCGGATCAAACGAGATGCCCGTGATGCCGGAGATGATCTCCACCAGGTCGCGCGGCGTCTCGATGTGCCGGAGGTGGATGAAGCGATGGTACCGGCCAGCCGCATCCGAGCGCAGCCAGCAGAACCAGCCGCGATCCCCCTTGCTGCTGAGTGGTGCGACTTCGACGCCGAGGTCTTCATAGCTCGCGAAGATTCCCTTCATCACATGACTCAGCCACAACACCCAGTGCTTGTCCGGCTGTCTGTCGAAATGGTGCCATTTGAAGCCGTTCTCTTTCAGCCAGTCTTCCGTGAGCGGCATATCAATGTCCTGCATCACCCCTCTCCCTGTTCTGCTTTGGAGATCATGGCGCTGATCATGTCCCTGTAAGCGTCAGCAATTTGACGCTCGGGCGTGTGGTCAGAGCCTAACTCGCCGCCGAACTCTTCGATGGCCAGGATGCCAGCGCTGGCCACTTCCCAATGATCCATGTTTTTGTGGTCCAATTCGCGCGGCACGATCACATAGCCTTCTTCCGCTATGGCAGTGAGGTAGGCTTTGATGGCGGCTTCGGCTTCGCCTAAGACTACACTATAATTATGCCGGTTTTGTCCTGTGCGATCATAATAGACCGCATCAGGATCAACGTCATCGTACACACACAGCGCACGCGCAGCCCTCAAGTCACTCTCCGCCAACTTCTGCGCGTCCACTGACACGGGGCGCATTGCTGAGAGGGCTGCTGCTGCATCGGCCATAAATACCTCGTAGGTATCATGGTAACCGTTGGTGCTCAGATCATCGAAGTCGCAATAATTTTTCTTTCCTGCGCAGCGTGCGTCGTACATCGCCCGAGCCACCCGCTCCACATCCCCGTGTGTATGGGGCGGGGTGTCTGAAACACGATTATTATAAGCTATAAACGTCCTGCCGCTATCATCCATCTCTCCCACTGGCGTCTCTGTCTGGGAGAGAATGGAGGCGGCGCGGCATCCGGAACATTCATCCGATGTCAGGCGACCGCAGCATTCGTGATACGGTCCCAGTTCGCAAAAAGTGTCGGCGTAGTATTTCAGCGCTTCTTCCAGTTCCTCGATACGCCGGGGGAGGTCGCGGAGGAAGAAGTGGGCGTTGTCGAGCATATGCTTCTCAAGAGCAGAAACGCTTTCACGATGCTCATCTGCATCATAGCTTTCGCTTGCCTTGTTTGCGCGAGACCATGATTCCGCTATCCGCAGAAGCCTCTGCCCCTCTTCGATACGCTTGCGCATTTTGTCTTCAGCCATGGGAGTCTCCTAGGGATTGGGCGAGGGCTTCCAAAGTGTTCGTAGCGATCAGCTCAGGCGATGCGCCAATGTGGTGAGCATTGATGGCCTTTGCTGCGACACGCTCTGCCGCTTCGCTCTCCAGCCATTCGCGGAAGACTTGCAGGGCGGCGTCTGGCGTGACGCCATACGTTCCATCTTCCAGTGTCTCGGCGGCGGCGGCCAATTCCAACCTCTCCCGCAGTGTCGCGGGCACCTCTTTGCGCTGGTCTGGGCTAGTCATTGGTCCGTCACTCCGCTGAGCTTGCGTGCTTCATCTGGGTAAAGAATGCGCCCGTCCTTCGTCCGGTAAGACAGGCAGCCATTCATCATGGCGTCGTAGACACCGCGCTCGGAGTCGATGATCGCCTCATTGCCATGCTCAGAGAACCTGGCTGCGAAGGCATGATCAGTTGCGCAGACGCTCACGGTCGTGCCTGCGATCTCAAGGCCGGGCTCTCCTGAGCCGAACTCCATAGCATCCGCCATCTTGGCGATGTGCCGGCAGACCCGGACCATTTCTTCGGGAGTGGGGTTGTCGCTCATCAGATCAATCCTTTGTCCATTGCGAGCCATTCGGGCATCGTTAGTTCGTGGTGCTTTCCCTTGGGCTCGATCTCGGCTTGGCTCTTCGGGATCCAGACCGCGCTTTCGCGGTCGCCATCATCGGAGACCAGCCAAGCCTTCTCCGTCTCATGGTGAAGCTGGACAGCGACTTCGATCAGGTCGGACTTCATGTGTCGATTTCCTCATTGTTCGCATCAGAACAGTCGATGCATGGACGGACAGGCTGATCCTTAGGCCAGTCACTGGTCTTGGACGGGAGCTTCCAGCAGGGCGGATCACCCACGCCGGCGCAGTGCTCTTCACAGCGATCTCGCTCGGTCTCGGTCATTGTGACTTCGACCTCGCCTCCGGAGATGTGGGGGACTTTCATGCCGCCTGCTCCAATTCTTGAATCACGCCGCCCCATTGGTCGGCCATGGCATTGGCAATGCCGTCATAGGTGCGGCTGCGTTCTTTCCAGCGGTCAGGACCAGGCGAAGCGCGGTGCACCTGCGACCAGCGCTTGTGTTCGTCCGTGCCCGGTTTCGGTGGCGTCAGTTTCGCTGTGGGCACCAGCGCGGGCAGGCCGCGCAGGTAGAGCCCTGTCGCTTTGAAAGCCTCATCACCGAACCACCATGGCTGCACGGTCTGGGCAGCTGGCTGATAGTTCCGGATGCGAGCTTTCGCGTGCTTGTGCATGACCGGGTTCTCGACGGCTACACGCGGACAAGGGGCGTTCCAGACGTCCGAGAACAGCGCGGCGCCTTCCTCCAGCTCGGCCCACATCTCCGCCTTCGTCCGGCCCGGTGGCGGCGTATGCAGCCAGCGGACACCGCTATTGCAAAGACGAGTGCAGTTGTGCACCACCACGCCATTGGCGGTATAGGTTTCATCTTCCTCGACAGATAGATTGTAAACGACTTCCGCCCGGATTTTGCGGGCGATCTTCCGAACATGCCCCCACGCATATTCTCCATCGACATAGTTTCTCAGGCGAACGTCGGCGTTACCGACACTGACAGTAATTGAAGTCCGCTGTCGAACCGTGCGACCCTCAATCTCTACTGTCGGCTTTCGTTTACACGTTTGAATCCGAGGGCATTTTCCAAAAACACGCTGCATCAATAATGCGACCCCCGCAGCGAGCTTTGGTGACACCGTTGCCGCCGATGTGTCTCGTTCCCGAACGTATCCATCGCCACTGAGGTACCCATCCAGGAAGGCTCTCGCTTGATCCTTCGGAAGCCCAAGTACCCAAGTCGGCAAAAACTTCTCGTGTGCATACCGACCGAACTGGGCAAATGGTTCGATTTCGGAGTGTCCGTAGAAGGTTGCCCGATACGCAGTGCCATTCCAGGAAAGGGAATATTTCCTTGGGCAGTCACGCTCGAATTGTTCCACTTCATGAGCGCCGACCGCGAGGATCATTTCCTCCCACTTGCCCTCAGTCCACCGACTCTTCCGCATATGGCCATCAGCCACGTACCTTCCCATCATCCACAGGTCTTCGGCTGTGTGACTAGTCGCAACAGTCGGAGGAAGAACCGATCCTGTGAAGTGACGGGTAGTTAGGTCTCCGGCTGAGATGAACTCAGCTGCCTCGTCGCGCTCCTCCAGGGTCCGGCTGCCGTGAGCATATGGCTTGCGATACCTGACTAAGAATGGGTGCTCAGGTGTCGTAGTGATAGGCAATGCGTTCGTCGCTTTGATCTCGATCAGATCGTTCGTCAGCTTTTGCATCACCTCCTTGACGCGCCGCCAACGTCCCATGTGCGTGAGCACTTCGTCACCGACCTTCACTTCTTCAATCGCAACATGGCCGCGCTTGGTCAGGACCAAGGTGCCGGCAACAAAGCACGGAGGATGGAACACGCAGATCAGATCCCATCCATCATCCAGAACATCGCGGATGTCGCCGACTATGTGCCGGTTGCTCCCGTCCTCGGCAGGCAGCAGGTCGCATGACCAGG